CAGTGTGTTTACTTCTGATGAAGAAAAGGCACATGGGGACTTGTTGAAACAAAGGTTAGCTTTAAAGCCAGCCCTTATGCAAGCAGAGATTAATAAAGTACAGGCAGGTCACAGGTCAATTTTCGTGGCTGGTGCCCGTCCATTTCTCATGTGGGTTTGCGGTATGGGTTTCTTGTTTGCCTTTGTCATTAACCCTGTGTTGCAGTGGTTAGCTCCAGAGCTAGGTAGCCCTGAGTTACCTTTAGACGCAATGCTTGAACTTACACTAGCAATGCTTGGCCTAGCAGGGTTAAGGACAGTAGAAAAATTAAATGGTAAAGCTACATGAAAACATACAAAGAATTAGTAAACAATATTTTAATAAGGCTACGAGAGAAAGAAATTGTCACTATTGCAGATAATAGCTACTCTAAGCTTATAGGTATTTTTGTACATGATGCTATTGAGTACGTAGAAAGCGCATGGTCTTGGTCAAACCTAAGACACACGTTTACAGTGGCTACTCAAGCTAATACACACGTATACACAATAACAGGATCAGGTGACAAGAGTACAGTGCTTTCTGTTATCAATGACACAAGCAATGGATTCTTATCTTATCAAACGCCTTTATGGTTTGACGATAAATTTCTAAATGGCACACCTCCAGTAGCGACACCAACCAGTTACACTTTTGATGGTTTAGATAGCAATGGTGATACAAAGATTAGAGTGTACCCAATACCTGATGCTGTTTACTCTATAAAGATACAAGCGTTACTACGCTCACCTGATGTACTAGCAGACAGTGCTACTATTAAGGTTCCTTTCTTACCTATACAAGCTTTAGCATATGCAATGGCTGTAGAGGAACGTGGGGAAGATGGAGGTGTTACCTCAGTATCAGCCAAGGCTCTTGCTCAAGCATACCTATCAGACGCAATATCTTTAGATGCAGGTAAAGACCCTAATGCGTTAGTATGGGAGGCCTCATAAATGGCTAAACCTATAATATCCGCAGCAATATCTGCACCAGCGTTCTATGGGCTTAACACTCAAGAATCAGGTGTAACATTACAAGAAGGATTTGCACTTCTAGCGGATAACAGTGTTATTGATAAACAAGGACGCTTAAGTGCCCGTAAAGGTTGGGAGACATTAACTACTTCTTTAGGTGGCTCAAATGGAGCTAACGCTAATATTGGTTTAGAAGGAATGTCAAACTTTATAGACATTACAGGAGTAAGTACAAGGTTAAACTGGAGTAATACTACATTTTATAAAGGTACTACAGCACTTACTACAATTACTCCTACTACTACAGACACTATATCAGATGGTAACTGGCAAGCTGCTACGTTAAATGACCATCATTACTTCTTTCAGAGAGGTTATTTACCTTTAGTATTTACTGGAACTAACACTTTTGAGTCTATATCTGTACATACAGGAACTACCTCAGGATCACAAAAAGCTAACACAGTATTAGCTGCTTATGGTCGTTTATGGACAGCCGATACTCCTACTAATAAAACTACAGTGTACTTTAGTGATGTTCTTGATGGTACTGATTGGAGTACAGGAACTGCTGGAACTCTTGATATATCTGGTGTACTAACGCAAGGTATGGACGAAATAGTAGCCCTAGGTGCTCATAACGGATTCTTAATTATATTCTGTAAGAATAACATTATAGTTTATGGTGATGGTGATAACTTTCAATCTGGAATGACTACTGCAAGTTTAACATTAGTAGAAGTTATTGAAGGTGTTGGGTGTGTCGCTAGGGACTCCGTACAGAGCACTGGTGAGGATATATTATTTTTAAGTACCTCAGGTATACGTTCTTTAAGTCGTACCATACAAGAGAAATCTCAGCCTCTCAGAGACATATCTAAGAATGTTAGTGATGATATAATACAAGCTTTAGAGTTTGAAGATGTAAGTAAAATTAAATCTGTTTACTCACCTTCTAATTCTTTTTACTTATTATCTTTTCCTACTACATTCCAGACTTTTTGTTTTGATACAAGAGCACCTTTACAGGATGGAGCATTTAGGGCTACACTGTGGAACTCTGTGCCACCTAAGAACTATTTAACTGTAGGCTCTAGTTTATTCTACGCAGAGATAGACGGAATAGCTACTTACAAAGGACATAGGGATAATAACCAACCTTATGTAATGTCTTATGCTAGTAATTATTTTGACTTAGGATTATCTGATGTAAACAAAATAATAAAGAAAGTATCCGCAACTACTGTAGGTATCTCAGGTCAAACATTCTCACTCCAAGTAGGTTATGAGTATGAACCAGCAGTATTCTCAGAAACTTTTACTTTGGACGCAAGTGCTGTAGCTGAGTACAACATCTCTGAGTTTAATCTTATTGAGTATAGCGGTGGTATTTTAGTTAATGACCAATCATCACCAGCACAAGGCTCAGGAAATATACTACAAATAGGATTCAATGCACCCATAGATGGATCAGCTATGAGTCTACAAAGGCTAACAATTTATGCTAAACAAGGTAAGGTACTTTAAATGTCTAATTATTCTAAAACTACAAATTTTGCAACAAAAGATGCTTTAGCCTCAGGAAACCCACTTAAGACTATTAAAGGTACTGAGTTTAATGTTGAGTTTGATGCTATTGAAGTAGCCTCAGCTACTAAAGCTAACATAGCAGCACCTACGTTTACAGGTGTACCCTCTGCCCCTACAGCTAGTGTAGGTACTGACACTACACAAATAGCTACTACAGCTTTTGCAAATGCTTCTGCTACTGCTGCTGCCGCTATTGCATTACCTAAGTCAGGCGGTGCAATGACGGGAGCCATAACAACTAATAGTACCTTTGATGGTGTGGATATAGCTACACGTGATGGTGTGTTATCAACAACTGTTACTACTGCCAATGCAGCCTTACCTAAGTCTGGTGGTGCAATGACAGGGGCGATAACAACTAATTCTACGTTTGATGGGGTAGATATAGCTGTTAGGGATTCTGTATTAAGCACCACAACGACTACAGCAGACGCAGCACTACCTAAGTCAGGTGGAGCTATGACAGGCGCTATCACTACCAATAGCACCTTTGACGGAGTAGATATTGCTACCCGTGATGGAGTTTTGTCAACCACTGTTACTACAGCAAATGCCGCATTGCCTAAGGCGGGTGGCGCACTTACAGGTGCATTAACAACTAACTCTACTATAGATGGTCGTGACGTAGCGGCAGATGGTGTAACGGCTGATGCTGCACTTCCAAAGGCTGGAGGCACTATGTCTGGCTTGGTCAACATGGCTGACCAGATCGTCCAACGTCCTGTCTTAAAGGACTACGCTGAAACTAAAGTAGCTATGGCTGCACACGCTGTTGACCTAGAGCTAGGCAATGTATTCACCTACACGCTCTCAGGTGGGCAAACTCTTACCTTTACTAATCCAGCAGCCAGTGGTACAGCTTGTAGCTTCACTCTCATTATAACTAATGGTGGGTCAGCCACTTTGACCTTCCCATCTAGCGTTGACTGGCCTGCTGCCACTGCACCTACACTGACTGCTAGTGGAGTTGATGTGCTTACGTTTACAACCTGTGATGGTGGAACTATTTGGTACGGAATCGCTAGTGGCATAGGTATGGCTTAATGACTATTGAAAAGAAGTTATTAGCCACTAACCCTGTATCGGGTGAGGTGTTGCCAGAAGCGGTTAGCTTTGATGGGGCTACTGATTATTTATTACGAACCAGTGATATGACGAATAACGCTGATGGTAAGACGTTTACATTTAGTTGCTGGGTTTATTGGACTGATGAAAGTAGTTCAACTGTATTTACAACTACTAATGCGTTTCATGTTTTGCTAGATACAGGTGGAAATAACGAACTTCACGTTACAGCCAAAAATTCTTCTGGGACTAAAATATTTGATGTAAAGTTAGTTAATGGTTCTTCTCACGCTATTTCAAAAAATACTTGGTCACATTTATTACTTAGTATCGACCTTGCAAACACCTCCAACCGTTTTGTCTATATCAATGATGTTTTATTTAGTTCAGTCTGGGTAACATACACAAATGATACTATAGATTTTACATCTACTAAACACGCAGTAGGTGGGTATATCAATACTGTGAATGGCTCAGTTCAAGCTAATTTTAAAGGCCGACTAGCCCATGTATTCCTAGACTACACTTATCGTGATCTAAGTGTCACAGCCAACAGACGTTTATTCATAGACGCTGACGGCAAACCCTCAAGCACAATACCATCTAACCCAATCCTATACCTCCCAATGACGGACGCTGATACAGCAGGTTCTAACTCAGGTACAGGTGGAGACTTTACAGTAAATGGAATTTTAGCTACAGCAGAGCGTGGGCCTAATCAGGATAATTGTAGTGCGAGTACATTTGATGGTAGTAATGATTATATGAGGCGCACTAGCTTGACAGGTGCTGCTGATGGGAAACAATTTACAGTTAGTTTTAACTTTCTAGAACCAGTTACTTCAGGAAACAGACCTATTTTTTCAATTGGTGCAGGTTCTAATCAAGTGTTTTTTGCAAGGTTTGCAAACGCAGGTGGAGGTAAGAGTTACCTTACGTTTTCAGCGTATCAAGCTGGCGCACCAACAACTGTTGTTGCTACATTTGCAGTTCCAAGCGCAGCTTACAGACAAGCCACCAAGACACAAAACAGCGTTCAAATATCTGTTGATGTTACTGACACATCTAAAAGACACGTTTACATTAATGGAGTGGCTTTACCCGACTCATGGACTACTTACACTAATGCCAGCATGGATTTTACAGGTGATAAATATTCTATCGGTGTTACTGCTTTTGATAACGCATTTTATAATGGCTCTATGGGTGAGGTGTATTTCAACACAGCCTACATAGACCTAGCTACAGACAACCCCTTCTGGGACTCAGACACCAATCGCCCTAACTCGGTACGCAAAGTAATTGCTGACACTAGCGTTACACCACTTATAGCTCTGCCAATCATAGGCAATGATGCTGGTAACAACTTAGGGTCGGGTGGAGACTTTACTGTTAACTCAGGCCCGTACACAGGCGCTAGGGGTGGTAGTGAGTTTTGGGCTAGGAGTGCTTCTTTTAATGGGAGTACGCAGTATTTGCGTAGGAATAATATAACAGGTCTGTCGGATTCTACAGATGTAACAGCAGTTGTAAGTTTTACAGTAGACAGCTTGACCCATGATGGGGGTATCATTTCTCTTGGCGAAGTAATAGGAGACTCAAGTAAAGGGTTTAATATCCGTCAGGTTAATGGTGACATTGATCTTCAAGTAACTTTTGATGCTGCTGGCATTGCTGTAGTGACAGAGAATGTGCTTAGGACAGGGTCATGGTTCACATGCCTGTATGGCACTAGAAGTGGCAAAACCAGTATTTACCTTTACAAAGATGGTGCTTTGGTATCATCACGCACTAACACCAACACATATACCGCAACAGATATAACCACAAGTCAAAATTATATAGGTAGGTTTCAAAATGAGTTTGAGCATGATGGTCTGATTGGCTGTGTGTGGTTTGACACAACATACATTGACTTTACCCAAGAAATCAACCGCAATAAGTTTATGAGTCCTTTAGGCTACCCAGCAAATTTAGGCGTAGATGGCTCAATACCAACAGGAAATCAACCACTAATCTTCCTAAACAACAACATCCACCTTGGGACTAACCTTGGGTCAGGTGGAAATTATACCGCATACAACTCGCCCACAGCAGGCGCAGACGTAACCCCATAAACATAGCAGAAGAGGAAACACACAATGCTATTAATTAAAGCAACAGGCAGCACAGTAGAGCAATACCCCTATTCACTTGGTATGCTACGCAAAGACAATCCAAACACTAGCTTCCCTAAACAGCC